GCGAAGAACCCAATGCTCCCCTTCATGTCACCAATATACCCAAATGCCTGGTCTCCTGATGCAAGTCGTGGAAACGTTGAAGCCGCAGTCCTTGGACGGATTAAGAACGTGGAAAATAAAGCCAAAATGACACCATTCATGCTTAAGTGTATGTTTGAGTTCATTGAACTTATGATCCCCATTCCTCATCTGTTGATACCATTCACACCCCCAGAGGTTGCTGAAAGGCAGGATCGCCCTACACAACGAGCCATTTTGACAGCTGCACAATACCTGTTCCCAGAACGTATCATTCGGTTTTTCTTAAAAGTTGAAGCCTACGTGAAACCCTCTGCCCCACGCATCATATCCACTCTTAACGGAAACGACAAGATGGAATACAGCGCATATATATACCCGTTATCCGAACATTTGAAGACCATGCCCTGGTACGCCTTTGGCCAAAATCCACTAGAGGTTGCCAACAGTGTGGTCCGATGTTGCGATCGTGCGACCAATGTTACCGTCCTTGACTTTGATAAGTTTGACGGATCGACACCTGCACCGATTCGCAATTTGGAGCAAATGGTATTATTGCGCAGTTTTCCACCCATGTATCACCCCCATTTGATTGAGTTGCATAATTCCACCTACAATTTGAAATCAGTTCATAGGACTGGTGTTAAATTTGATAGTAAATTTGCCACCGCATCGGGGGAGCCGGGGACATCATCCAAGAACACCTTCGACAACGCCTTTGTGGCTTATCTTAGCTGGAGAATGGATGGTGACTCCCCCGCAATTGCATGGGAACTGCTCAAAAACAGCTTGTTTGGTGGAGATGATGGGATTGCGAGGGATGCTCCTTCACATGGTAAGGCTGCTAGTATCCTTGGCTATGGTGTCACTTCAACTGTGGTGCCACGTGGCCATATGGGCATTAAATTTTTGGCGAGAATCTATGGTCCAGAGGTCTGGTGTGGTGATAATACATCATGCTGTGACATCCCTAGACAACTCAGCAAATTTCATTTGTCCCATAATATGGATGCTAACACCACTCCCATGATGAAACTGCGTTCCAAGGCACACGGGTTTTATTTGTCTGACTCCTGCACGCCCATCATTGGGCTGATGGTTAATACCGTTGAGCGACTTTTGGGTGATTTGGAAGTAATTCCGGACCTCATGTCGTACAACTCACTAGGTAGTACCCAATACCCCAATGAATGCCGCAGTTGGATGAAGGATTACGTAGACGCTGTGTTACCCAATTTTGATCACTGTGCGTTTTCGAAATGGTTGGATGGATGCGAATTTGATAGAGAGCGTCTGTTGGCACCACCTGTGTGCGTCCTACCACCGGTTGTTACACCACAACCCCTGGTTAAAGATGGCGCGCCGGTACCTCTTGCTGTCAACGGAGAACAAGCCTTTACTCCTGTTCCCATCATTAAGTTGGTCCCCAAATTCAAACCAGTTGAGGTCGAGGAGAAGTCCGATGCTCCCATACGAACCTCACGTTCCACTGAGTTTGCTAGACGGCGCAAGACCATCCAATTAGTTCCAAAGAAACATTAGACATCAGGGTTAACAGACACCCGCGAAAACAGAACTGGCCTAGTGACAGGCTAAACATCACCATGTTTCCTATGATTCCCTTACCCGGCTGCCGGCGCCGGGTTACGAACCCAACGAAACACAATTCTCCATACACATGACCCGCCGTAACAATAAGAATAAGCCTAAAACGACCATTTTACCTGCCCGGGGATCAAAACCTCCCATGGTTTTACCCCCGTCCGTTAAAATTTCCACGCGTGTGCCACAAACTAGACCACCCAGACAACCTAAGACACCCCGTCAAACGGTTGAGGCCATCTGCGCCATTACTGACCCCTTTTGCCCAGCAGCAAAAGGTGCCAAATGGCCAGACGGCAACGGTGAGGCCACCATGTCCGCGCAGGTGCGCGGCCATTTTCCTCTTATTACTTTTAGCACAGGCGGCAATATTGCCTATTTTAATCCTGGGTTAACCTACATGACGATGGTACCCACAGCCTTGGTCTCTGGCATTTATACAATGCAAGGGAACTACGGCACCACACCTGGTTATGGTGTAGTTTCTGGATATGCTAATACCTTCCGCATTGTTAGTGTGGGG